ACTTCCAACAACAGTTCCAACAGGCTTTGCTCCGTTAGGAGTTGAACTTGATGACATAATTGTCTCCTTATTAAATTATTATATAAAGATTCGTTATGAATCTCTACCAAAAGAGGTCTTCGACTTGCGTTCAAACACTTGTTTGGTCGCCATTCGATTATCCTGATCTTTATAATACACATTGTCAACAGAGTCTACTTGAGAACGAGCAAGTTTTTCAAAATGTTCGTCTCTCGCTTTTGCTTTATCTGCTGGCATTTTGCATAATAATTGTCCGCCAATTTCAACATTACCTCTTGAAGCCCATTCTGAGCCATGGTCCATCATATGAATTTGTAATTCTTGATGATCTTCCAATTTGCAAGGCTGCCATCCCTCACGAAACCTTCTAGATACATTAGGATTATCAGAGTTTCCAACTAAGGATGTTCTGATATACCTAAATACCCAGCCTGCTTGTGGGTCTGGTGTCGGTAAATTAGCAGAGTTTTCCCAGCTTTGTGTGTGCTGAGTAGCCTCTCGGCTTTTTGTCTCTCTAGGAGTACGCTCTTGGTTTTCAGGAGTATCAGCAGAAACTGCCTCCACTTTATTAGTAGTATTTTTTTCTTCTGACATATTAAGCCTCCCTTAATAATTGATTTGCATACTGCTCAGGACTAATACCAAGCTGGCGAGCTAGCTTAACTTGGGTCTGAGTCAGACGAATTTGCGTGGGTTTTTTGTTTCCGCTATCCCTCGTTGCGGATGCAACAACTGTTGAAGGTTGTCGTTTTGATGAATTACTTTCCTGCACAACTTGTGGTTGGCTGGAAGGTTGTACACCGAAAAATGTTGGAAATTGTTGTCGCATAGCAACATCAACTTCTTGATAATATTCTTTAGTTTTTGTAGCAGGGTCTATTCCTTTAGCTTGCAATGACTGGTCCATGTACATAGCATAAGAAGTCATTTCTTTATGAACAGGTTCGCTGCCCATAAACCAAGGATTTTTTGAAGACCAAACTTGCATCTCTGGGTCTAACTGTTGCTGCTGTTGTTGAACAGGCTGTTGAACAGGCATCCTACTAGCAATTTGGTTCTGTACATTTGAAGCCATTGAACCAGACTGTTGTTCTGCAAGAGTAGCTTTTGTTAATAACTCTTGAGATTTTGACATTTCGTCAACATTCCCTTCTTCATAAGCTTTTTTATAAGCTGCTTGAGCATTTTGCTTTGCCCATAAAGCATTGTTATATGCTTGTTTATTTAAAACTTCTCCACCTTGGTCTACCATAGCTTGTAGCTTTTGGTTTTCTGACATTAAGGTTTGTAAGCGTTTTACTGCTTCTTGTGATTCTCTTGAAGCGGCTTCTTTAGCCCTGCGTTCTTCATGATATTCATATTTAATTTTAGCTATTCTGTCTCCAGCTCTTTTGCTGTAGTCAGTAATTTCTTTATCAACTGTTTCATCATCTACATCAGCAGAGCTATCTTCTGCTCTTGCAGCTCTCTGGTCTTGTGATGGGGTGTCATTTACTATTTCAATATCATCAACTACTTGAACTTCTAAGCCTTCAGGTATTGTGTTATTTATTTCTGTAGTTCTACCGAAAAATTTATCTTCTTCTGTTTGTATTCTAGTTTCTGATACGATACTAGGTTCTTCATTAATTATTTCTGTCTTACTCATGCTCTAACTACTCCTGTAGGGTCATCGACAACTGCTTCCACAGTATCATCGTTAATTAAACGAAACTCTTGTCCATACATTTTCATGCGAGTGCCTGAATAAGCTCTGAAAAGAACCCAATCTTTCTCTTTGCACCAAGCTCCACTTGGGAATCTTTTAGTATCGTTGTAGCACTCTGGTCCTAATTTTAAGACATAACCACAAATGTTACTAACTTCTTCATCCCTCATGGTAGAGGTTGCTTTAATAATTCCACCTTCAGTCTTTTCATCTGTTCTAGGCATAGCAATTAAAATCTTCCAACCTTTAGGTTCAGGTAGTTGACTTTTAGCTTCTTTGCTTAACTCAGGTGTTTTAACACTTTCAAGTTTTGGTATTTTTTTCTCTACTTTGCTCATATATATTGCACGACTTCAGGAGTCGAGTTCCTATTTTTCCAAGTTTCTATGGATAAAGTCCATAAGTTCTCGTTCTGCAAGGGCTAAACCCTCGACAATACCAGCCATCTTTTGATACTCGGAGAAGTCTTTACAAGCTCCTGTACTCATATGGTCAGCATGTTCATTCATCATACCACGCAGTTTTAACTTCAGATGCTCTGATAGTGATAGCTGTGTGATATCATTTTCCATTCTGTTTGCTATTTTCTAGCATATCTTTTGCTAAGTCAATACCTTTTACAAAATCTTCTCTAGCTGATTTATCTGACAGTTGATTAGCTTTTAATAAATCACTAGCTGTTTTTTGTCCTATTTGAGCACCAGCAATTTCAGCTTGTGCTGAGATTCTTTCTCTTTCTATAGCATCTCTATTAGTTGCTTTAGCTGTGTCTAACTCTAATCTAGCCTGACCTTCTTGTGCTCTACGCATTGCTTCTTGTTCTTTAATAGCTACTTCTTTTTCTTTAGCCATTATCAATGGGTCTTGCTGTTGTTTTTGTATTCTTTCTTGTTCTGCTCTTTGTTGAGATGTACCAAGAACTCGTTTAGCTGCTTCTGCTACTAGACTTGAAATTCGTTTCTCTACATCTGCTGGCAATGTTTCACCTTCTGGAGGAAGCTCAATTCCCATTTCTGCTTCAACTTCTTTTCTATATTTCATAGTCAAGTGTTCATTAACATAAGCGGAAGCTGAGGCAAGAATACCTTGTGCATTAGGACTTTTCTCAACTGTAGCCATAATCTCTGGATTTTCTTGAGCTGAAGCTACAACCGCTATATGTGCTTCATGGTCTTGTTGTACAAATGCTTTAACAGGTTTTCCATTAATTATGTTTTGTACTGCAGTAACTGGGTCAACTGGTTTAATATCATCTCCATCAGGAATAATATCATCTACATCATTAATGCCTAATACTTCAAGCATCTGTCTATGTAGTTCAGGCATGTTATACATATCAGGAGCTGTTTGAGCTAACTGCATAGCAGCTTGATATTGCATAATTCTTTGAGCCATAGTTGCTGCATTAGGGTCTGACACAGGTAATACATCTACTCTGTTATCAAAGTCTTCTGCTTTTATAGATTCTTCTTCGTCTGTTTCATATGGATAAGCTGGGTCTGTAAAGTCTCTTACAATGCCAACTAAAATATCAAATTCTTTTTTCATTGCTGCATGAAGCCTAGCTTGCACAGCACTCATAACTTTTTGGTTTCTTTCCATTAAAGCTAACGTAGTTCCTACAGGTGCTTGACTATTCATGTCAGATACCTTCATATCAGATATGCTAGCAAAACGCCTGCCTTCTTCTACTATATTTTGTAATAGCTGATACAAAGTTCCTGAAGGTTCTTTGTATGGTAAGAATGTAATGTTATCTCTAATAGCTCCACCAGGAACATCAACATCTCTAAATTCACCAGGCATTATAGGAGTATCATCTCCTTTAATTCTTAATCCTCTAGCTTTTAAACCACCAGGAAGATTAGATAAAGTACCTGCATCAACTAACTGTCTTAATATAGATGTAGCTGATTTAGCTAAACCACCTACCATATGTATTAAACCAAACCCATAGAAACCTAATCCTGGTAGGTATTGATAATGAACAAAATGCATCCTTCTTAATTTCTTAGCGTCATCTTCAAAATAGTTTCTACGAATACTAAGAATTATTCCACTTGGAAAATCTATAGTTACAACATAAGGTAATGCTACACCTGTTTCTTCGCCTTCTTCATTGGTATCTTCAAAACCTTCTAGGTCTAAATCTACCTGCATTTCTAGAATAGTGTGTGTGTTATCGTAGTTATAAGTAGATGCTTCGCCAGTTATTTCGTTATATTTTTTATTAATATCAGAATTGTTATCTGAACCATCAGGTATATCTATATCTTTATAGAAACCATTTACTTGCATCTTTCTAACTGCATTAGAAGATTTACGCATTACATGAGTAGCACGCTCACAAGTTTCTAAATCGCTTGCACCATAATTAACTACTAAGTCTTCTGCTGGTACAAAGATAGAACTAGGTCTATCTAAACTTGGGTCGAAATATACTTTACGAAAAGCAGAACCTGCCAAAGGTAAAGAAAATAACATCTTTTCTGTTTCTGTTCTGTACTCAGACATTTCATGAGTAAGAAGATAGTTTAAATAATCTTCTACTCTTTGTGATTGTTTTTCTTTTTCACTCGTAATTTTACCTACAATCTTTGTTCTTACTGGTCCTTGTGCTGGAAACATTTCAGTAATAGATTGTGATTGGAAACGAATAACTGCTTCACTTAACATTGGATGAAACACACCACAAGCTCCTGCCCAAGGTGTAGTTCTTTCTTCTATCTTTAATCCTAGCTGGTCTAAACCTTTAATGTAAGTTTCTTCCCAATCAGAACGAGATTCCCTGTCTCCGCTATAAGCACTAATTAATTCATTACCTAGCTCTCTTAGTTCTTTATCATCTATAAACTCAGCTAAGTTTGAATCAAAATCTTCGTCACCTGTTTCTTTAGCGTTAGGGTCGAAATCAATAATCATGCCACCATCATCAGTCTCAATAGCAACTGACTCTGGGTTTTCTATAGCTATAGTTAATTCTTCTTCAGAGTCCTGTTCTATTGTTCCGTCAACTGAGGTAGCTTGTCTTCTTTCTATTGCCATTTAAAATCCTAATAATAATTTGCAGTTCGGTTATGTTCTAAAGGTTCTTCTTCCTCATCTGAATGTAACGGAATAAAACCACCTTGTCTGAATCTTAACAGAGCTTGCGTGGTGCTATCAACTAAATCGTCATGTTCCATATTAGGAAAACCAGCAAATTGTTCTATAACTTCTTCTGCCCATCTAGTTGAAGGAGCATAAACAACTCCTGAAGCAAACAAATCAGAGACTGCATTAACTCTTGATATTTTATCATTTCCACGACTAGGTGTATATTCTTGAACTAATATACCCATTGCTCTTAATTCAAAGATTAATGGCATACCAGCAGCCTTAGCCTCTACAATGCAAGCATCAGGTGAATAAGCTCTATACTTCTCCATAGCCATCTTCTTTAAGTCAGGGAACTCTAAACGCTCCTGATAGGCATCTAACAAGATAACATTAGGAGAAATCATTCCATCATCACTTTCTTGATAGAAAACTCCCCATGTAGTGCAAGCAGAAAAGTCAGCACGCTGATTCTTCATAAAAGCTGTGTCCCATGATTGAATCACAAATTCACATTCAGGTGGTTCTCTACCTTCCCATGTTTGCCACCAATCTCTTTTGACTAATGCACCTTCTTCAGATGTAGGGTCTTGTTGATATTGAGCCATCCACTTGGCATTAGGTAGCTCTGCTTTCAAAGCCTGTAATTCTTCCATCTTCCAGAACTCAGCCCATAAGGGATTTCCAGAAGGCATTATTGCTGGAAGCTCTATAACTTCCCATTGGTCAGCACCGCCACGCTTTATACTTGCGTCAACAACTTGACCTGTTAAATCTTTATTGTGCCATCTAGTCATAACTACAACAATTGCACCATTAGGCTGTAAACGCTGTCTTGGACCAGAGGTATACCATTCATATGTTCTATTAAAAACATTTATGTCTGAGCTAGCACCTTCTTGTTCTGAATGAGGGTCATCAATGATTAAGAGGTCAGCACCTTTACCAGTAACCGCACCACCTACACCAATCGCAAAGTAGTCTCCGCCCTGGTTTGTATTCCAACGACCAGCAGCTTTACTATCTGATTGCAAACTGACATCAGGAAATACTGTTTTATAATCTGCACTATTAACTAAGTTCCTAACCTTCCTACCAAAGCCAACCGCTAGTTCTGCGGTATGAGCAGTCTGGATAATTTTCTTGTTTGGGTACTTACCTAGAAACCACGCAGGGAGCAGATAAGAAGCAAATTCACTTTTTGTATGTCTTGGTGGCATATTAATGATTAAACGCTTTAAATCACCTTTAGCGACTCTCTCAAACGCATCAGCCATTACTTCATGATGTTTACCATGTATGAAAGCTGACCACATCTCTCCAACAAAATCCATAAAGTTATTGTGGCACTTTTCTCTAGACTTAGCTTTTTCTAATTCTTCTAAAAGAGAATAGAGTTCTTTCTTCTGAACAGAAGATAAGTTCTTTACTTTACTTAAAACATTTTTATTCATTCTTTTTTAGTGCTTTTCTCCATAGGAAAAAGAAAAGTAATATTAAGGCTGGTTGAAGTATTACAAATATAACTATATTAGCTAGGGCATAGCCCATACCTGTTACATCTCCAATTACTTGCAAGATATAAACACAGATATTAAAGAACCATCCTATAAATTCATTCATACATAAAGCTCCATAGTAAGTATATACCTAATAACTATAAATCAAATAAAAAAAACCTTAGTAAGTACCTACTGGTAGGCACTCAATAAGTTAATATTGGATATAAGGTATATACTAGGTATAGAAACTACTAGATTTTAACATAATGCACCCCCTTCACATAAAAAGCAACCCTAAAACGAAAATAAATTGGGGTGGGGTGTAGGATTCATACCCAATTTCCTAGAAAACTAGGGGTAGATAATAAAATAAGCTAGCATTTTGCTATAAAATAGGGGGGGGTACTACAAAAATAAGTGATATCTTGAGCATAACACTATGTATATATGATAGTCAGGTAACCTTGTGTATATATGGGTGTGGGGGGGTCTAGAATGGGGTCTGATTCTCTATATAAAAGGGGGGGTCTTAGGTTTAGCCATCACTATTATCTGCATCCTTCAACAGATTAAGTATCTTGGCTTCTATCTCCTCCTCTATGTCCTCGCTTGGTCTACTCTCTTTCACCTCTATAGTGTCGCTGAATAGTCCGCATGTCTTACCTAGTAGTTCTAATGATCTGACTCTCGTACTGTCGCTGTCCGCTTCCTTAGACTCTCTCATTAGCTGTTCAAGAACGTAACTCCTCGTTCGTATGCCTGAAGCAAGTGAACTGGTCTCTTTACGCTCTAAACCCCTCCTAACAGCTAGGGCTATCTTAGGGTTCGCCATAAGCTTACTGCAATCAACATGGGCGTGCTTAGGTATACCGCCTGTCTTGGTTCTCGCACAATCGTAGACATGCATATAGCAATCGATCTGACTGCCTAACTTACCTCTGACAATCTCTTTAACAAATGCCCTCTGCTTTATTGTTAAGTCATCATCGTTCTTGATTAGTTTTAGCTTGGTTTTTTCTCTGTCTTTGTCGATCATGATTTACTCCTAATTAGTCTATAAATATTATCTACTAGTCCGCCTGTATTTGTAATGCTCTCATTCTGCTATCTGTTTAGGTGTGTAGTGATTTGCATAATAGTGTGTATTTTAGTAAGCTATGGACATGACAACGAATACAGGACGATTTATCGAACAGACATAAACAGCAACCCTTGGCTCATTACTAGGCTAGACGATTGGTTTGGTAGTGAGAGTAGACTGGGGAGGAGGTCTCAAGAATTACCTCTTTAACTCACAAAATGCGTACCTGATGACTAGCTGAATTTGAGAAGCTACGAGGCGTTAACGATAATTTGACCGCTCGAGACTGTCCTCCGCAGTCCCTGAATTAACAGGCTGAACGAGAATCCTAATTATGGGGTTCAAGAAACTGACTTAATCTATGGAGGATTAATTATGGATAATGAATTGAAAACAGCGTATGACGAACTTTATAAATTGATGGATGGCGGAGTAGCACATCAACAATTCAGATCGAAGAATGTATCGCTTATAACTGCTGATGATAACTTTGCTGGTTTTGTAATGGAAACCGCTAAATCATTAGTTAAATTTAATAAGAGGGAGGATTAATTATGAATAATGAATTTAGAAAAATAAGTGATTTGAAAGTAGGCGATTACTTCAAATTAAATAGAAACTCAAAAGAGATATTTGAGCGTGGAGAATACGATAGAGAATTTAAAGGCTATCGTTGTGATTACACTAGCGATATCAGTAAAGACAAAATCTTAGACGGACAAAGATTAGTTAAAGTCGATATTGATGAGTATGAGATTGGAGATAAAGAAGCCAACGAAAAATGGTTAGATGACCATATGTGGCAATCACTATAAACCAACTGAAGAGCCTATGAGATTTAGGCGAAACTAGGTAAGAGATTACCTAGTCTTGGTGCTAGCAATTTTGCTAACTCAAAACTTAATCTATGGAGGATTAATTATGGATATGGATAAAAGAAAACTACAGATATTGATGGATTTAGTAGAAGAAGAAAGAGGTAGGGATATCAATCAGAGATGGGATGATGAACTATATTCTTTAAGTCAATATTTGTTACAGCAATGGCATCTAAATAGATTTGATGGTGCTTTAATGGGTGATTATGAAGAAGAATCTAAACCAAATGTAAATTTTAGTTTAATACCTAGAACTTAAACCAACTGATGAGATTGTGAGATTCAATTGAAACTTACTGGTAAATAATATTTATTAGTAAGTATTGGTGGCTAGCATTTCTGCTAGCTTTTTACTAACTTGGAAATTAACTATGGAGGTTATTATGAAACCAAGTCAAGCATTACTGATGATGAAATCAGTATTAAAAGGGTCTAATACTCCGTTTCTCTTAGGAGGAACTGGTATTGGAAAAAGTGCAATTGTAAGGTCTTATGTGGATAGCGTAAGCGAGGGTCGAAAGGTTGTAGTCGATGAGATTAATCCTACTGCTAATCAGTTTGGGTTTATTGATTTTAGGCTATCGCTTTACGAGTCTGTTGATCTAGGTGGTCTGCCTTATATAAACGATGAGAATCAACAAAAGAGAGCGTTCCTTGGGAATCTCCCTATTGGTGGCGAGGGTGTTTTATTCTTCGATGAGTATGCTCAAGCACATAATTCTATTCAAGCTATATGTGGGCAATTGCTGTATGAAGGTAAGATTGGCGATTATTCCTTACCTAAAGGGTGGAAAGTTATTTGTGCAGGTAACAGAGCAACGGATAGAGCAGGGTCGAACAAGCTTCCCTCTCATGTCGTTGGTCGTTGCACGATGATTAACTTCGAGCATGACACAAATGATTGGTTAGCATGGGCAACTAAGAACGATGTGCATCCTGATGTATTGGGATATATAAGCTTTCAACCTGAGTGGTTGAATGTATTTGATAGCAAAGTGACGAGTCCGCAACCAAGTCCAAGAGCATGGACGAGGCTAAGTGATACCCTAAAAACTAATCCACCTGAAGAAATCAAACAATTGATTTGCGAGGGTGATATTGGGGAGACTGGTGCAATTGAATTTATGTCATTTTTATCATTGGTAAATGATGTTCCTGACCTTGAGGATATTGTCGAAGGAAAGGATGTTGAAGTTCCTGATACTGGCGGTTTAATGTATGCAACTGTGTGTGCTTTGGTAACTGTTCTTAAAGAAGCTAGTAATTCTGATATTACTGACTGGTTCGAGAATAGCGTTACTTACATCAAGAAGTTTCCAACACCTGAGTTTGGAATATTCTTTGTGAGGTCTTTGGTTGGAGCAAGACCTGATATTGTTGATACTTCTACTTATGCTCAATTCAAGGTAGAAAATCAAGACTTAGAAGTCTAAAAAATTCTGATCTAACAAGTAGGAAATATTATTTACTGGTTAAATATATTTTCTGCTTGTTTCTGTCGTGAGATGTGTATCTCACCTGATGACCTAGCAATAGGCACTTAATTTATTAAGTGGATTCAAAAGAATCGAAACAGAAATTTATCTAAAAAATAATGGAGGTTATTATGGATAAAAAACTAACTAATACTCTATCGGAAAATGCTGTACTGGTTCGCATGACTGCGAAGCATCCTAGTGGTATCAAAACTGATAAGAGATTAAAAAGAAATCTAGCGGTTGATACGAAAGTATCAGACGAGAGATTATTGGGTGTTTCTAAGCACATATTTGGACGAGATGTAAACAGAGAGTTTAGATCAATTCTGAATGGGTTTAGGAATGATTTTTACTATCCTTTGACTTTGCCTTGGGATGATAATTCAACAGATTATGATACTGGTAAGACTGTGAGCGGTTGGCGATTATGCCCTAACTCCAATCTTGAAAAGCTTCAGAGTCATGTTGATATCTCGAAGCAAGTTTGGGAAAGGGAAGTCGAGGGATTTCTTAGAGCCTATCCAAAACAAATGGAGCAAGCAAAAAGAAATCTTGGAGATGCGTTTGACGAAAACGATTATCCTGACTTTAACGATTTGAGACAAAAATTTATTTTTCAATTTGAAATTTCTGTCGTTCCCTCTTTTAGTCATGACATAAGACTTAATGTGTCTGAGAAGCTAAGAGCAAGGATAGAATCTGATGCGGTAAACAGAGCCAATAACAATATCAAGAATGTCTTTAAGACAACTATTGATGCCTTATTGGAGCAAGTGAATCATTTAGCTACGAAGCTAAAAGAATATGACCCTGAAAATAAGCAAAAAGGCGGTTTCTTCAATGTGTCGAGTTTCGACAAGCTGAAGCAAGCAATCGAGGTGCTACCCTCTATCAATGAGGATATTTTAGGAAACGATTCACATATATCTGATGCTCATCAAAAACTTTGTAGCGTGTTTGCTTCAATCAATTCAGTAGAACAGTTGAGAGACAATACTGAAATGGGTCAACAGAAACGAGACAAAGTAGCGGAGCAATTAGAACAATCTGTTTCCTCTCTAAAAGGAGGTCTTTTAGGTAAGATTTACGGAGGTAAAAAACATGACTAGTTTTGAAACAATTGTGAAAGCTAGGTCGAAGTTAATGAAAGGCAATGTAGGAATGGCAAGTATGCTTCTTCACCTTACACTAATCGAGACGGAGAAATCTAAGTGCGACACTATGGCAACGGACGGAAAGAATATTTATTTCTATCCTGATTTTGTCATGGGTTGCACGGAGGAAGAACTGCAAGGTGTTCTCGTTCATGAAGCGTTGCATGTAGTATATGAACATCCTTTAAGGCGTGGCAATCGTCACCCTAAAGTTTGGAATATCGCATGCGATTATGTGATTAATGCTTACTTGTATTGGGATTTAAATTTACGACTGCCAATAGGCGGTTTACTTGATCATAAATACAAGGGCATGACTGCTGAAAAGGTTTACCAAATTTTGGTAAAGAATGAGGATGCATTGCAAGAAGCTATCGAACAGATTGAAGAACAAAAGCCAAATGGAGATGATGACGAGCAAGACGGAGAGATTCCTGAGACTGGTCAAGGAAATATTTCTGATGATGAGAGTGGAGAATCTCAAAAAGGTTCTACTGGTTCTGATTGGGATAACATTCCGTCTGCTATTGGTGAAGTTTGGGATGCTACTAACGATGAGGGCGAGCCTATGAATGATGCGGAAATGCAAGTATTCAAGGGTGAGATTCAGAGATCAGTCTCTTTAGCTGACAAAATGGATGTTGCAATGGGTAGCGGTTCAATGGGTGCAAGAAACAGAATCCAAGAACTAAAAGAGGTGCAAGTCGATTGGAAGGATTTGCTTTTAGATTTTCTGCAATCTGCTTTTTGTGATGAGAACTCATGGGCGAGACTCAATAGAAGGCATCAACATCGAGGAATCAATTTGCCTAGCAAAGCAAAGTCTCCGCAAGGTGGCGAGTTAGCTATTGCAATTGATACTAGCGGAAGTGTTTCCCAATACGAACTCAATATGTTCGCAACGGAGATACAAGCGATAGCTGAAGCGTGCGGATTGGATAAGATTCGTGTTTGCTACTGCGATGCAACTGTCATAAAAAACAGTCAAGGCGAGTGGTGGGATATCTACGAGTTAGACCAAGGCGATGAGTTGAAGCTTCAAGTCCGTGGTGGTGGTGGAACGGAATTTGACCCTCCGTTCAATCTGTTCAACGAATTTTCTGATGATGTAGATGATGTGCAAGCATTTATTTACTTCACGGATGGTTGGGGAATAGTAGACCCAAAAGTAGAGCCTGACGTTCCTGTCTTTTGGTGTGTAACGGAAAAAAGTAGTTATTCAGAAGAACTAGCCTTTGGTGAAGTTGTCTATGTTGATACTGCTGATTTCTACTAAGTAGAAGCAATTGGAGAGTGAGTGATTTTGGGGTATACCCTGATATCACTTGCTCCCTGATATGCTCTCTATGGCTTTCCTACGAGGTCGAATTTCTACTTTTCTGTCGGAAAATGTGTATTTTCCCTGATGACCACGAAAGTGGCACTTA